GGTTAGTTCTTCAGTTATCTTCCAAGCATTGCGCCACTCTCTAGTGCTTGGTAACTGTTCCTTACGGCAAATAACCATCTTTGGTTTATTGCCTGTATTCCATTCCCGCCAAACGTGCTGGGGGCAGTCTTTCATAATCAGGTACTCAATAGCTTCTTCTTCTGTCATAGCATCCACTGGCTCTGTCTGATGCAACAGGTAGCCACGAGTATGTTTCTTAAAGTCGGGCTGTGCCTCGTCTTTGGCTAGTTCCCAATACACCCAGACCGGGGGTAGGATACCACCCTGTAATGCACAAGCCATCCAGTTGGGGTCAGGTACAAGTATCTTAGCGCACTCGTCTATGCTGTCTTCGTAGACTACACGGTAGTCTGACTGATAGGCTTCTAGGTTTTCTTTTGCCCAGCAAAGCCTATCCCAGAGATGTGTGCCTTGAAATTCAGGTGTGTTCATCAGGCCAAATCTCCAAATGCGGAATAGCTAGTTTCAAAAGTTGTGGCTGCTGCATTGTCTGCCCTAAAAGCTTTTAGTTTAAAACTTGATGAGGTCATTTCGTAATAAGTAGCTATTCTATTTGAAGCAGAAGTATTAGTAGGGCTACCAGAACTAGCAGGATTGCTATAATTTGCAGAAGTAAATGAGCTTGCAAATGTTATCGTGTTTTCTGATGAACCTAAATCGGTTATGCTTGAAATATTTAAACTATCACCAGAAGTTCCAGTAGTAGTTAACTGCGCCCCCCAAGACTTTGCGCTACCGTTCACAACAAACTGCGTATCAAGCGACCCTGCGGTGCTGTGTTCTAGTTGGTCTGCTACAATCTTTCCAGCCATTATGCTAAATCCCCGTGTACGTTGTGCATCCCATACCCACCTGTTGAAAAGTCTTGGAAAGAACTATCATACTTTGACTGCGTATGGTTTACGGTGCTTTCAATAGCATTGCCGTTTTCTCCCGTGTTAAAACTACTAATCGTATTACCGCTTGCTCCAACTACAGTGTAATCTGTGCTAGACATAGGATTTGTTTTTGCGAATCGAAACTGACCTGTTGATACGTCTGTGCCAGAAGCAATATTAAAACTGTCATCAGGCTGTGCGTCACTTCCAAACTTACACCAAGCCTTTGCCAACCCCTGTTGAAGATTAGTTGTCGTGCTATTACCTTCACCAACAACAGAGATAGAACCAGCAGTTGTCTTACCTGTTAATTTATCCGTCTTCAGACCACCATTATCCGTAACTAAAGAGGCGTTGCCTGAGACATCATTGATATTTGTTACTTCAATGGTACTCATGCTAAATCTCCCAAAGCTGAACATATTGCTGTAGATGGGTCAAATTCAGCAGCCGCACTCGTACCTGCATAAATGCTTTTAAAAGACCATGAAGAGGCTGTTCGTGCAACATAAGGATTGTCGTCAGCTAAACATGTAGAATATTCGCTTCCTCCAATAGCATTATAACCTCTATTACCAGTAGTGGTGCTATAATTAGCATTGCTCATTGAGTTAGTCCAATTTACCTTTCCATATCCTGTACCACTGTCAGTTAAAGAACTTGCGTTAAAACTTGTTGTTATAGCTGGCGTTTCTTGGTTAAAATGACAAAACCCTTTTGCTGCATGCTGCTTAGTCAGCGTGGCTGGGCTGCTACCATTACTTGCTACGATTGTATCTACTTTAAGTGTACTCATAGCGTCACCAATGTACCACCAGATTCAACGGTGAGTGTTACACCGCTGGCTACTGTAAGTGGCCCTGTTACGTTAGCGTTCTCTGTTGCCAAAATGGTTGTGTTAGAACTAAGTGTTTGTGCGTTGGTACGAAACATACCGCTTGCCTTAAACGTACCTTTGTTTTCTGCGGCAGGTGTTACAGACGCTGCAGACACACCCATGTAGATTACAAAGATGTTACCTGTTCCGCTTGACGGTGCTGCGGTAAAGGTGAGTGTTGTACCGTCTGGCACAGTGAACGCATCAACACTTTCCTGTACGACACCATCTACAGATACGATGATATCTTCCTGAGTTACTGTCTGACTTAAAGTAAACGTGGTTGTAGACCCATCACCATTAAACTCTTGGGTGGCAGGTCTAGCCTGAAAACTTGCAGTGATAGGATTACCAATGAGGGGCATGGGCTATTCCTTATGAACTGATGGTGTCAACTACAGAAACCCAAACATCTGCGCTGCTTGCGGTATCACTCTTGACGTTAAGTATGTCGCCAGATTGCATTACAACTTTTGCCCCACCGTCCAATACCTGCAGGGCTGAACCTACGGGAATGGGAGCAGCTTTAACAATGTAGTAATCATCAGTAGCACCTGCTCCAGTGATATACACATCCATTGTTATTTGGGAAGTCGCAACATTAGCAATATTGATACCAATAAGAGCATCGTCGGAATTTGCGGTTCGTAGAACTACTTCACTCGTTCCCACATTCCGTGCAATGTTTCTTTCAAAATCCTGTGCCATGATTTCTCCTCAGTATAGTATACTGTTTTTAAAAGTGTCTGTCAACTAGAGTGCGATTGCCATAGCCACCGCAAATCCAGCAGTAGCCCCGGTTGACAGGTTAGTTAGCTGGGAACCATCGACTGCTGGCAACCGTGCAGAACCATCAAGAACAACTACGTTACCTGAAGATGTTCCGGTGTCCACTACTGCCGCTGTACCCAAACCAAGAGTTGTACGTTGAGCAGCAGCATCAGCGTCATCTAATAGAGCTTTACCTGCGGCTGTAAGGTCGTACACTGCAGCCGTGCCTGACCCGGTAAACTGGATACCCTTATCTGCTGCGGAACTCAGACCAGCAAGTGCCTGTAGTTCTGCGTCGAGACGTGCGTTAGCAACCGTGCCAGATAACTGTGAGGCATCGATTGTCTTGTTAGTCAAAGTTTGTGTGGCTGTTGTACCTACAAGTTCTTGGCTGCTGCCTGCAGGTAAAGTCAAGGTGTTTGTTACACCAGCCGAGTGAGGTTGTGGCTGCAGGGTCTGTGCATGAGCGTTACTGGACTCGCAATAGAATTTGACTTGCGAACGTGTGCCTGTACCTGTACGAATATCAACAAGGCCATCGGAAATAGAAACACCGCCTGACGAACCGTTACCATCGATATTTACTACGCCACTTCCGTTTGGCAAGATGTCGATGTTGCCGTTTGATACGGACACGATATCCTGTCCATTAACATCGAGGTTGCCACCAAGTTGCGGAGTTGTATCTGCAACTACATCTGTAATACCACCAAGACCAGAGGACAGGTTAGCGAGTGTTAGTTTCTTCAACACACCTGCATCTGCATCGTGAATTAGTACGGTATCGTTAGATGTATCTAGCCCTGAAGTAATAGCAGTTTGACCTGTAATTACATTAGGATTAAGCATTGCTGATTCAACAGCACTGTTTGCGATTGTTACTGCACCTGCACTACTGATAGTCACGTCACCTGATACAGCAACCGGGTTGAAGTTCGCACCATCTGCGACCATGATGTGACCAGAAGTATTCGTACCCATAGTGATGTCATCACCTGTGACAGTCAGGTCACCGGATACAACAACGTCACCGCTGAAGGTAGCTTTACCATTCAGGGCCATGTCAATATCTAAGGCAGTGATAGCAGACGAACCGTCTGTGCCTTTAATGGCAAAGTTCTTATCTGCTGTGCTTACTGTGAGTTCGACATCAGATGAGTTGTTGGCAATGTCAAGGATTGATGTGCCATCGTCTTTGAAAATAATATTTGCACCACCCGCATCAAGGATGATATCAGCGGTTGCATCGAGAGTGATGTCTGCACCAGAGTCAATCTCTGCAATGATTGGTGTGGTAAGGGTTTTGTTGGTAAGAGTTTGCGAACCTGTCAAAGTTGCAACAGTACTGTCAATAGCGAACGTGACAGCGTTGCCAGAACCGCTGGTATCGATGCCTGTGCCACCTGTGAAAGTAAGTGTTTCACTATCTAAATCTATGCTGAGTGCGCCACCGCTATCTGCTTGAAAGTCTAAATCCTCTGCAGTTAGCTGTGTGTCAACGTACGCTTTGATTGATTGCTGTGTTGCCAACGATGTTGCGCTGTCGGATGCCATGTTGTCTTCATCGAGAATGGCTGTAACAGTTGCGCCACTTGAAAGCACAAGACTGTCTATGTTAGCTGTGCCATCTAAATGCAGGTCTTTGAACTGTTTACCACTCGCGCCAAGGTCGATGTCGTTGGTAGTTGAAGGTTCGATTACCCCATCTTTGATAACAAGTTGTTCTACAGACGAACTTGATACGTCCACAGAGAACTCAATCTGATTATTAGGATTGTCGATTACAACCTTGTTGAGGGGGGTAGTGACACCGGGGTCACCAATTAAACCGATGACCGGACCCTCTGCTGCCGTACCATCGTGCTTGTGACCTGATGTATTTACAAACGCTGCAAGAACTTGGTCAAACTCATTATTACTGTGAGCAGCGGTGATAACATCGCCGTCAGTAAACGTAGATTGTCTGGTATATCCTGCCATTTATTATCTCCTTCCACCCGGAGTAAACTCCAGTTGGTAGCCTTTTAGTGAAATTGGTGCAGCCCCTGCCGCATCATCTAGTCTTACTGCAACTGTGAAGCCACCGCCTTCTATACTTTGTCTAACTAAAGGAGTCCCTGACGAACCATATACGGCTGTTCCATATGTGGACGCACTGTTACCATAGATAGCTACGGCTGCTCCGGTGGTTAAAGTGTAGGATGCTGGTTGAGGTGTTTCGCTAGAATTAAAATCGTATCGAATACGGAAGTTTGAGTTCACTGCACCTTCGTTGTCGTAGTTCCAAATGATACGTTGCATCATCTTGCGGATGCCAGCATCTCCCATCGTGTAGTCAGGACCGCGATATATAGCTGCTATGTTCGTTCCGTCAAAGGTGCTTCCTGTCTCCTGTTTAAAAACAAAACCATCATACCCACCATGTAGTATGGTTTCTGTTCCATTTATAAAACCTGAAGTGCAACACGCAGGTCTAATGCCTTTTAAGTCTGCATACTCCCAGCCAACTCCACCGTCAACTCCTGCTTTAATAACGCCTAAAAGTCCCGGTGATGAGGTAGCTGTGCCAGTATCATCTGGAAAAAACAAACGATACTGTGACTTATTACGAACAACCACGCTAGAGATACGGTCGGTGTCTATGTTGTCAAGACGAGGCTGTATCTGTTTAGAAATCGTACCAAGTTCAACGTCACCGATTCTTTCCGTACCAGCAATGGTACGTAGTCCATCTGGTGCAAGGTAAATCAAATCACCTGATATCTCTTGTATGCTGAAGCCATCAACACATCCGATTGCACGAGTTACCGGAATTACTGTAAAGTCAGACGAACTAGAACCTGTAATTTTAAATATAGAATCTTCGCAGAACACAAATAAGTTTTCACGGAAGACTTTGATACCTACAATAGGTTCATCTACTTTTATACTTCCTGCACCGCTGCCGCCAGTAAAATTATCTTCATCAAACGGCACACTAAATATAAGTTCTTGTGGGCTTGCAGACATGCCAGCATAAAATGCGTGACTTCTAAATATCTCTACAAACTTAGGGTCTGCTGGTCTACCAGATGCGCTAACATCTGTAACAGAGGAGTTATCGAAAACAGATGCAAGATTTGCACCGTCCACCATAAGCATCTTATCTGTGCCGTCAAAGTTATAATTTACAAAGTTGTATCTTCCAGCACTGGTGCGACCTGTATCTATACTGGTGTATCCGCTACCTGTACTTTTAAATACGGACGTACCTTTTGCAACAATCGCTTGGTCTTTATATATGTGTACACCAAGAATTGTGCCTGTGGAACCACCAACTTGATTACTATCGAA